TTATCATATAGGAAATCATATTGAATATGATCTTCCATTACTTCCCAATCTTCTGGAGTAACAATATTCTTCAGAATCAATTGAGTTCTGAGCATATCGTTGAACATTGCAGCAAAACGCTTTCTTAAACGTCCTACAAACTTAGCAAACTTAAGTTCATCTCTTAAGATTTCTGATGAACGTCCTAAATTAAATCCTCCATCACTAGCAATTCTAGATTCTGGAACACCTAATGCACGATATAATTTCTTCTGGAAGTACTCGATATCAGCAAGTTCACCAAGGTTTTGTCCACCAGGTAAAGTTGTGATCTCAGTTCCTCTACCACCTTCTCTTCTAGGCAACCAGAAATCTTCCATCATAGACATGAACTTTCTGTCATCTCTAACTTCACCAGTGTTAGCATCATATACTAACTTATTTCTATAGCGAGACATTACCTCTTTAAGGTATTGTTCTGCCTTAACTTTTGGTAGATTACCTACATCAATGTAGAATATTCTTCTTTCTGGTGCTCTTGATAATCTGTAGATAACAAGACTATCCTCAATCATACGTAATTGATTGAGTGCTTTGATTGACTTGTGAAGATATGAAAGAACTGTTCCTTTGTTTCTATCAACTAATCCAGAACTACAATAAACAATAGAATCTTTAGCAATTTTAATTCCACCTTTTCCAGCACCAGAAACCATACCAGTTGGATAACTTGGTTTTGGTGTGTACATGAAATATTCTTCTATTTCTGGTTCTACGTACTTAGCATTGCTATCAGAACCCTTATTCATATCTAAGACTTGTTGTCCCTTAGATTTTTTCTTCTCCTGACGAATATACTTCATCTTCATAGGATCGATATATCTCAGATCTTGAATACCATCCTGAGGTCTTTTGGTATCAATAACTTTTAGGTAATATACTCTACCGTCAATATACCAGTTTTTAAAGATCTCATGTGCCTTCCTATCGAAGTCCATGATTTCCTTTATATTTTTAAATTCTTCTCTAATTACTTTTTTTAATTTGTCACCAGCATTTAAATTTGATAATTCAATCTCTACTGGAGAATCATACAAATCGCTAACAATAGCTTCATTAACAACATCTTCAATAGCACCATCCGCTTCTGGATGTAATGCCATCTCTCTGTATCTTTTAATTAATTCGTGTTCGGTTCTATATACACCTTCAATATCTACATACTGCCCATAAAAACCACTACTTATGTAATTATCAACCCCGTCCTGATTGGTTTCAGGAACGGGGGATATTACTGAAGGTGGCGTTTTTTGGCTATCGTCAATAGAGAACCCAAAGAGTTTTGCCATAGTATAATTTGTTTTCCTACTATTATAGCACTATTTAGTCGATTTTAGTTGATGTCCTCTCCACCAGAGTTATCACCAGTACCTCTAACTGCTTCCCACCACTGAACTTGAAGTTCAACTGTGAATTCTTGAATACCTGCGGAGTCGTAGGATAATTCAATTGGGGAAACCTGAGTTGGGAAAACATCGAAGAAATGATACTTTCTAAGTGTTTCTCCACTACGATCTAACTGATAAACATAAGCATCTGCTTGATAGTCTTCTGAGTTAGTCGCACCTGTGTTGTCAGATACTCTGTTGATAAAATTCATCCACTTTTCAAAAGCAGAACGAATTGAGAAGTCGGTATCATTAAGAACCGTAATAGACCATGTATCAAATGTTCTGTCTCCAGCAATTTTTAGAACCCTACCTCTAAAGGGAACTTCAATTGGAGCAATGTTTGATGCAGGTAAATTAGCAGTCTTAACTAAAAATCTTGCCTTATTAAGGATGTCATTAAGTCCTTCAACTGATACTGCTGATGGAAAAGCAAGTTCGACCTCAAAGAGGTTCGAACGAGCACCACCGCCAGTCAGCTTACTTTTGAAGTCAGTAATCTTCCTTAATGGGGGTGGATTTAATTGGTTTCTGGTTGCCATAGTTTTATAACTCTAAGATGGATTAAACGTTACCAATGACTTCTTCAAATGCAACACCAGTTCTGGTGGCGATGAAGGTTAGACCGATGAAGTTAATCGACCTTGCTGGTTTGATGTATATATCGGCAATAAACTCATTATTGTCGATAACTGCTGCAGTGTTATTCGTTTCATCACAAATAACAACATAATCAAAGATTCCACGTTTCGATTGAACGTCACGTAAGAATGGTTCAACAATGTTCACAAAGTTAGTCCTTGTGATTTCATCGTTAAATTCAAATAACTGATCTTTAGCAGCAGCTGAGATAGCATCTTCAAGGTAGATGAATAATCTACGAACGTTGATTCTATCGAATGCAGATGCTTTGCCGAATCCAGTTTTGTCACCGAACAAGACAATTCCTGCTCCTGGTGAGAGAATAACTGGGTTAATTCTATTTGAATATAATATATCTCTTTGTGCTTTACCTGGGTTGTAAGCAAGTTTAACAACATTGAGAATTGCACCTCTTGCAGTTCCTGCTGGTGAGAACCAAGGGAAATCGGTTTGATCTGTTCTGGCACATGTACCAGCGATGTCACCATTTAGAGGAACATAACGGAATGTATTATTAAATCTATCATACATGTACTTGTATCCACTATCAAATACGCCATAAGTCGTAGATGTAATAGGTGAATAGAAACTAACGAGATTAGATGTGATGGTATCATCACTCTGAACTGTTACTGCTCCAGCATTAGTGTCAGTGATGAATGCCTGTCTATAAGGAGAAATAAATGCGATAGCATCTTTTCTTGATTCAGCAACAGCGATTGCTTTATTTGCAATTGCTTGCGTCTGTTCCTTACTGAAGTTAGCAGAACCTTGAAGAACGAAATCTACTTCATAAAGTTCTTTATTAGTAAAGAGATTTAATCCAGAAACAATATCATCTACACCAGAGTTTAATGAACCTGGACTGCTGATGTCTGTTCCACCACCATAATCTAGTCCACCGTTTAATTCGTATGTTGCTGCACCAGTAACTCCGAAGTTTGTATTCTTGGAATCAACATCCCAAACACTATTTGCATCTAGAGTATTACTTGCAGATGTACTAAATGCTGCTGTTGTGAGTCCTACAGACTTAACATTAGCATCTACTTGAGTAAGTGAAGGTGCTCCACCACCATAAATGTATCTTGAATTTGTCTTAAGATACTTTCTCCAGTAAGAAGGACTTCCTGCAGAATATTCGCCATCCTTTGCTTTAGAAAGGTTGAGATGTTTCTCAAGAATTGTACCTGCATTACCTGTAATAGTTCCTTTGTCGTCAAATACAACAACATGAACTTCATCAAATCTACCTCCTCTGGAAGCAGCATATGCTGAAGTTGAAGGACGATCTGCTAATTGATCCCATTGAACTGGATCTAAACCAGTTCCTAGTCCAACAGTTTGCTGTTCGAACCAATCTCTCTGTGTGCTATATGATGTTGTGTAACCACTTGCATGTCCAATAGCAACTGCACTAGGTGTAAAGGTTGGTATTGTTGTTGTACCAACATTATTAAATGCATATACTCCTGATGGTTGATAATCAACATCAGTTTCTACACCTGCTGCAGTTACATGAGAGACAACTTTAACTCCAACAGTTGTTCCAGTAACTTCAGTAACAATACCTTTTAGGTATCCATCTGCTTGTGATGTTGTACCAGCAGATACAAGTGCTCTACCGATCATTGACTGTGTTACAGCATAACCAACGGTATTAACACCAACTACAGAAAGTAATTCTTGATCTGCCTTAGCATCAACAACTGCTACCCTAATACCATTTGCCCATGTTCCAGGGTTTTTAGAAGCAATAACTGTACTTGAAATAGTGTTGTCATCATAACCCAATTGGTTGTAATGATCATCACTCTTAATTTTTAATGCTGGTGTTGCATTGTCAGATGCATTTTTAAGTCCTGTGTCATCTGCTCGTACAACTTGCATTGTACCTCCATATGCTAAGAAGGATGATGCTACCATCCAACTTTCATACTGCTTATCTGTATTATACGGTTTTCCAAACGTGCTAAAAAGATCGTCTTCGCTCTCAATTAATTGAGGAAGACCAACTGGACCTCTTGCAAATGGGGCTGCTAACGCACCGATAGATCCAGAAACTGGATCAACTCTACCAATTGTTAAGTCAACCTCTCTTACAATAATACCAGGAGATGCTAAATTGAGTGGCATCTTTTACTCTCCGAATCTCATTTTTATACTGAAATTATTTATTCAAAGGTGTATTTTCATTGGGGAAACGATACATGAACATCACCAATCTGGATACATCCAATCAACAGAAGGTTTCTTTTTTCTAGTTTTAAGTATTCTTTTTATTGTACAAACTTTACATTCATATGAATATGATGATGGAACTTCTCCTCTACTTTTACGGGTTAAATAGAAATCTTCTATAAGTGTTTTTACATTCCCACATGTTCTACATTTTCTTTCTGAGAACAATAAGTGTTCTAACTTTAACTGTTCGTCAAAATTCACTTACATATAATCCCACATATAAGATCGATCACCATACTCATCGGTATGCCATCTATCTCCATTATCATCAACAAAACTTTCTGATTCTAAACCAGTTTGTATAAAACCAAATGGTGCCATATCTTGCTCAATTTGATTCTTTTGTTCTTCATATATTCTTTTACGAATGTCGTTATCAGACATTTCTTTAAAATAATCTTGTTGCACTAACCATGCAAATATAACAAGACACATTGCCAAATCATCATTACATCCTTCTTCTGCTTCAAATGAATTATGCTTCTGTGCAAATGTTGTTAGTTCTGAAATAATCTCATAATCAGTAGTTAATAGTTTATCATCCTCCAACATAGTTTTTAAATTACTACAACCTAGTTTTTTAACTGCTGCAGTCATTCTTACACCAAGTTGTGTTTTCTTACCTGAGAATCCCTGTCCTACAATTTGTCCATTTCTACCTCTCATAGATGCCATTAGGATATTTTCATATTCTAAATCGTATTGCATAATACTTGCAACTTGATCTCCTATATCATTTACTTCTATTAAAACATAAGCATTATTATATCCTTTTGCTACATCTAATATTATATTTGGAAATAGCATAGGTTTGATTTCATTATTCCTATACTTAGCAACTACCTTGTAAGGAAACTCTGTTGTATCAAAAACTATGAAAGCAGAATAATCGTTACCCAATCCTCTGGCAACGTCAACGGTTATTATATAATTATGTTCTTTTTGTGCTTTTTCGTAAATATCTAATCCAGCATTTCTGGTAATAGGTTCTTCATATACTAAATTTCTAAGTTTTGCTGGATTAATAAGAGTATTAACAGATCCTAAAAACTCACATTCAAACTCAACCTTAAACTGTTGCTCTGATGTGTTGGCAATAGTTTGTGCTTTCCAGTTAGCATCTCTACCAGGAACTTCACTCCAATGAACATCTGTGGGGATATATTCATTCTTGCTTCTTTCTGCATCATGCCAATACCTATAAAAATGGTTCATTCCGTGAGGAGTGGAAACCATTATTACTTTTGTGCTTTTACCAGAAGTAATAGTAGGGTAAACACTAGCAAAGAAAGACTCAGCGATGTGATTGGGAACAAAAGCAAATTCATCCAAGAAAAGGATATTGAAAGACATACCCCTAACAGCACTAGCAGAGGTAGATGCAGCCAAGATTTTCGAACCATTTTCTAACTCCAATGAACCTTTATTCCAAGATATGATACCTTGCTGCATCCATTTGGGCAAGTTCTCATATGCAGTTTGCAATCTACCTAACAAATCTCTAGCAGTTGCTGCTTTGTTAGCAAGAATACCAATGTTTGTACTGTCATTGAAAACAGCATAATGTAAGAGATATGATACAGACGTAGTAGATTTACCAGTCTGACGAGGCATCTTACATATATTAAATCTATTCTCATGGAAGTTTCTAATTAACTTCTCTTGAAAATCATATGGATGGAATTGTGTCAATCCTTCATCCAGAGAAACAATTTTAATATAGTTTTTAGCGAAATATACAGGATCCTGTTTACATTTTACGAATTCAATAACTTGTTCTTCTGTAAACTCATGTGGAGTATTTGCTTTTTTTAAATTGGGATTACCAAGATATATTTGTTCAGACATCTAAATCTTTCCTCCAATCAGAATGTTCAGCACCCCTCACATAAGTAGGAACTAATTTTTCTGGTTTAATTAAATCAATTACTTCAAATGCTAAATTACCATCAGCATCATTAAC